GGTGGACCTGGTCATTGCTCGTTTGACAGGGGGACTGATTGGCTGTGCGTTTGTCTCAGCGTCGTAGGGCTGAGAGAGGTGTTCTGTTCGAGGAGTACCTGCCAGTGGCTAGGTCTGTGGCTGTGAGATGCAGTAGGACGTGGGGAATGAACGTCAATGACGTGGTAGAAGAAGCTGAAGGAGCGCTGGGGGTGCTCCTGTGTGAAGGGTGGGGGCGGTTCGACATAGAGCGTGGGTCTGCTTCTACGTTCATACAGTTGGCACTTCACCGTCACCTGATCAAGTGGTGTAAACGGGAGCAGCGTCGGACCTGCTACTCGCTGTTCGAAGATGGTGTAGAGGAGCTAGAGGAGCTTCGGACTGGGATCCGTGTGACTCTGGAGCCTGCTACTCCTGTTGGACTGGTGGAGCGTCTGTGGGGGGAGCTAGGTAACGAAGGGCGGATGCTGCTACGGGTGGTGTTTGAAGCGCCTGGAGCGCTGGGAGAAGAGCTATGGGTGACGAAGCGGGACGTGGTGAAGCTGAAGCGGGGAACGAAGGAGAAGCGAGCAGCGGTGCTGAAACACCTTCGAAGGGCCCAATGGAACCGAAGGCAGATCCACCTGGCGTTCAAGCAGGTGGAGGAGTGCTTGAGCTGATGGCTCCCAACACCAGACTGTTCGAGCGGGCCATGAAGAGGCTCTGGCTGTGAAGGTCCGGGTTGCTGCAAAGAGGGTGCAACAGGTCGATGTGTTTTATCGCTGCCCTGGCTGCTGGAAGAGAACACGCTGTGGTGGGTGGGACCGAAGGGCTCAGACCTTCCTCCCTCCTATCAACTGGCACCGTCAGTTCTGGTGTAGCACAACGTGCAGACTGAAGCGACCGAAGCGGGGACGGGAGCCTCTGCTCTCCATTCCTGCCAAGCACGTGAAGGGCAGTGGGAATCGGGACATGGCTGCCCATCTGCCAAAGCTCTACAAGTGGGTGGACGGTGTTCTCACACGGAGGAAGACGTGAGCTACAAGGTGCAGCCTAAGCGCTCTGTGAAGGAGCGCCTCAAGGACTACATGAAGCTCCCATTGATGGGCTTCCAGCGACGCGGAGTAGAGCACATCGAGAAGTGCAAGGGTCGGGCTCTGATCTGTGACCAGATGGGCTTAGGAAAGTCCGCGCAGTCGCTAGCGTGGGCTGCTATCCGTCCCCACACACGTCCGGTGGTCGTGGTGTGCCCAGCCTCCATCAAGTGGCAGTGGGCAGGAGAGTGGAAGAAGTTCTCTGGCCTGGACTCCTACATCTGTCAGGGCATGAAACCGAGACGGGGGGTTCTCAAAGCGCAGATCGTCATCCTGAACTACGACATCCTCGCAGCGTGGCTTCCCATACTGCTGCGCCTGCAGCCTAAGATCCTGATCATCGATGAAGCTCACTTTGTGAAGAACAAAGGAGCCAAGCGCACGAAGGCGTGCCGGGAGCTAGCCCACAACACTCCTCACGTCATCGGACTGAGCGGAACCCCCATCGAAGGGCGTCCTGCTGAGTTCTTCCCGATCCTGAACATGGTCCGACCTGATGAGTTTCCATCGTTTTGGAAGTATGCCTTCGAATTCTGCGCGCCTCGAAAGAACCCTTGGGGCCGCGGCTACGACTTCTCAGGGTCCTCGAACCTGGACACGCTGCATCAGCGACTGAAGAAGATCATGGTCCGTCGCATGAAGGAGGACGTGCTCACACAACTACCTCCGAAGCGTCGGACTGTGGTGCCTGTCAAGATCGACAACGCTAAGGAGTATAGAGAGGCTGAAGAGAACTTCCTCTCGTGGCTCAAGGAGAAGAAGGGCAACGACGCTCTACGACGAGCTATGAAGGCGCAGGCCGTCGTCAAGATGGGCAACCTGAAGATGCTGGCTGCAGAGGGCAAGCTCGAACGAGCCATCGAGTGGATCAATGAGTGGTTGGAGAGCACGGACGAGAAGCTCATCGTGTTTGCCATCCACAAGAAGATCCTGCAACGCCTGCGGGAGGCCTTTCCCAAAGGACTGCTGATCGATGGCAGCGTGTCCAACAAGCGCAAGAGGGGGCAAGTCGTCTCGGACCGACAGTCGATCGTGAACCGGTTCCAGAAGGACCCGAAGCGCAGGCTGCTGTTTGGACAGTTGAGGGCTGCTGGCATCGGGCTCAACCTGACTGCTGCATCACACGTGCTGAAGCTGGAGCTTCACTGGACGCCAGGTGTCCACGATCAAGCAGAAGATCGGTGTCACAGGATCGGCCAGAAGAAGCAAGTGAACGTCTACTACCTGGTCGGACGGGGTACGATCGAGGAGCGCATCCTCTCGGTCCTGGAGAGCAAGAGCAAGATCACCAAGCGCATCCTCGACGGGAAGCGCGGACTGACGATGAAGCTACTGTCCATGTATGAGAAGGAGATCGCGTAAGGAGTGCTCAACTTCATCCGCTTCGCACAGGACCACAACATCCAACACGTGTCTGCAGGTCAGCACCATCATGCACACAGTGGATGGGTTCAGACCCATTGTCCGCGATGTACAGATGGACGCTCCGGGTTCCATCTCGGCTTCAGCATCAACTTCGGCAACCTGAACTGCTGGCGCTGTGGTCCCATCAAGCTCATCGACTACCTGCGCGAGATCCTCAACGTCTCGATCGACGCTGCTTGGAGGGTGTTCAGGTCCTACGACGATGGGCGTCGAGGGTCTGGGCTGGCGAAGAAGAAGCACAAGCGGACCAAGAGGCTGTGGAAGCCTGCAGACCTTGGTCCGCTGCATCCTCCTCACAAGCGCTACCTGAAAGCCAGGGGCTTCGATCCTGGACGGCTGGCCAAGACGTGGTCGCTGAAGGGCACAGGAGCGCTGGGAGGACGCTGGCAGTGGCGTGTGGTGGCTCCCATCAAGAATGCAGAGGCAGAGACGGTGGCGTTTACAGGGAGAGGCATCCGCAACCAGTCACGCAAGTACCTCGTGACCGAGGACACGAAGTGCTGCGAGGACCCCCGCTCATTCCTCTACGGCATCCACAAGGTCGAAGGTGAAGCTGTCATCGTGGTCGAGGGCCCAGCTGACGTGTGGCGCATGGGACCTGGAGCCATTGCCACGCTCGGGATTGCTTGGCGACCGGAGCAGGCGAACGTGCTGAAGCAATTCCACACGAGGTTCATCATGTTCGACCCAGACCCACTGGCTCAGAAGCAGGCTGCGAAGCTGGCAGCGTGGCTGTCTTCGTTCGCAGGTAACACGGAGTTGATCTCTGATCTCACGTCGGATCCGGGAGACCTCAGTCCAACTGCAGCACGTCGCATCAAGAGGAGGTTGCTTGGCGAAGGTCGTTAAGGGATCTCCCGGAGGACTGATGCCGTTCTTCTGCTACTACGGAGGCAAGGCAAGGGCTGCGTCCTTCTACCCAAAGCCGTTGCACAAGACCATCATCGAACCGTTCGCTGGCGCTGCAGGCTACGCGCTGCGCTGGCACTATCGGAACGTGATCCTGGTCGAGAAGGAGCCTCGCGTCGCTGCCGTGTGGAAGTATCTGATCGCAGCCACTCCCAAGATGATCAGGGACCTTCCGCTGGCCAAGGACATCCCGTTGGAGGGGCTGTCGAAGTTGAAAACGCTTGCGCCAGCTGAGCGCTGGTTGATCGGGTTCTGGTTCTTCAAGGGCTCTTCTGCTGGGCCTTTGGACAAGCCAACACCCCGCGTCCTACAGGGCAACGCGTCCTACTGGGGCGCGCAGGTCCGGCTTCGGCTTGCTCAACAGGTCGAGCGCATCAAGCACTGGATGGTGGTCGAGGGAGACTACAGGACAGCGCCTGAGATGGATGCCACGTGGTTCATCGACCCCCCTTACCAAAACATGGGTCGGTACTACACCCACGGTTGCGACGAGATCTCCTTCCCGCGACTGGCATCGTGGTGCCAGTCGCGGGAAGGCCAAGTCATCGTGTGCGAGAACGAAGGAGCAGACTGGCTTCCCTTCAAGCCGTTCCACACGCTGGCTGCCACCAACCACGGAGGCAGGAACGCATCCAAGGAAGTCATCTGGCTGTCGAAGGGGCAGAAGTACCCAACCGTGAGGAAGGACTACGGGTTCTTCCCAACAGGAGGAGAGACATGAACGTGCTTGGAATGACCACAGCAGATGCTGCTCGCATCCTCGGCACAACGCGCATCCGCATCGTGCAGATGATCAGGCAGTGGCACGGCAAGGACGGGGACTACAAGAAGGAGAAACTGAAGCCAGATGCGAAGCGACGAAAGCTGGAGGCGAAGAAGTTTGGCAACGCGTGGTTCGTGAGCCCGCGTGGTGTGCTCCTGCTCCTGGAGGAGAGGGCAAGGAGGACGAAGAGGGCATGAACTTCGAGAAGCGAATGGATCTGTTGGGAAAGTGGGATCCTGGCACATGGATCATCTTTCCCATCGACTTCCTGTACCTGGCTCCACACGACCCTATGCTCAGCATCACATTGGCAGAGGTGATCAACTTCTACAGAGTACGTCTGCGCAAAAAGGACAAAGGCTGGGTGACCGTTCCCACGAAGGGCCTACTGCTTCGGCTACCCTATGGAAGGTTCTCCGTAGAGCGTCTCATGAAGGAGTTCATCAGGCTGGGGCTGATACAAACTCGACGATCCAGCACTACCCCTCCGAGCAGACAGATCCGTATCAATCCCCTGAAGCTCACTGCTCTGTGCCACGAGTCCAGAGCAGAGTGGCTCTCTGAATCGGGGAGTCGATGTTGCCCGGGCAAGCAATTGAATGTTGCCCGGGCAAGCAATTGGAAGCCTGAATCGGGGAGTCGATGTTGCCCGGGCAAGCAATTGGACGATCAGGATCTGCAGAAGACTACGGGGAATTCACGAAGAAAATGGCGAGTTCGGGTCTCCCTAATAACAGAACAAGAACAAGAGAACAAAAGATATGATGTCGGCACTCCGATCCGCGTTGCGGATCGAGATGCCGACCGTTCATCTTCTACTTCTCTCTCTCCGAAGGAGATCTCCAAACTGAAGTGTCTAGCTGACCAACTAGCTGAAGCTGTCAGAGGTTTCAGGAGGATCTCCAAAACGACCAGCAAGTGGTGGAAGGATCTGAAGCTCCTCCATACCACCGACAAGGTCCCTTTGAAGGACATCCAGAGAGTGCTGAACGCCTACTGCTCCTTCATCGAAGAGGAAGGAGATCAAACCACCAACGGGAACCCGAAGCACGTCCATATCGCTCACAGTACAAAGTCGTTCAGAAAGAAGTTTGATGATCTAGAGGCAGACATGCAGAGGCTCCAATTGGAGCTTGATGGAGAACGTGAAGGAATAGACCGCCCTCCACGAATCGACTGCGAGATGATCGAAGATGGAGATCTTGATCAGGAGGATTTAGAGAAGTTCTTCGACAAGCTGGACGAGTAGGGTCATGCAACATCAACAGCACGCCTCCACACGCATTCTGCTTCGCCTAGAATCGACGCAACCCAGACGTCCCCGGAATCCCAGCCATCAATCAACGCGGAACGAACCTGGAGCCTCCCATTGAAGCGTACGAAGGTCGATTCCAGCAGGGAACGACGCATCATCATCTCGATGATTACCTCGAAGGAGTACCTCGCCAAAGCGAGCAAGCTCCTGGACGTCGAGCTGCTTGAAGCTGCTCACCTACAGCAGGTTGCGAAGTGGTGTCTCCAGCATTGGAAGAAGTACCACGATGCTCCCGGCTCTACGATCGAGTCGAAGTATGAAGCGTGGTCGGAGCACAACGACAACAAGGAGCTGGTGAAGGCGGTCTACGACTTCCTTGACGGGCTGTCTCGCGAATATGAGAAGGCGAAGGACACTAACATCCCATGCTTGCTAGACGAGCTTCGCGAGGTGATGAAGTCCCGGAAGATCAAGAAGCTGATGGACGATCTGGAGTATGCGAAGTCCAGAGGTGAGATGGACACCGCTGCTCAAGCTATAGCTGACTTCCGCCTCCTGGAGGAGGAGGAGCTACAGGAGACACGTCCACAGCGAGGGAAAGGTTGGGAGGACGTCTTCGCAGATCCCATGGAGCCTGTCATCCAGTTTGAAGGAGACGCCGGTAGGTTCTTCAACTGCATCCTGACTAGAGATGCTCTAGTCGCCATTCAGGCCCCTGAGAAGACAGGCAAGACGTGGTGGCTGATCGAGATGGCGTTCCGCGCCCTACGCCAACGGAAGAAGGTAGCGTTCTTCGAGGTTGGAGACCTGTCTCGCAAGCAACTGTGGATGCGCCTCGGTGTGCGCTGGGCCTCGCTTCCGATGTGGGAGGCTCAGCTTAAGGGGGTAAGGGTTCCACAGGAGATCGTCTTTAGCGATCCAGAGGAGGATGGTGAGGAGGTTGACAAGAAGAGGAAAAAGAAGCCCAGGGCTGGCTACAGCATCAGAGTGTTGAGGACCAAGCACGACTCGATCATCACAGAGCGCCACGTCCGTGTTGGCATCCGCAAGTTCCAGCGGTCCTGTGGACATGGGAAGGGTGTGGACTACCTGCGCACATCCGTTCATGCCACAGCCACGCTGAACGTTTCTGGCATCGAAGCGATCCTGGACCAGTGGAAGGACGAGGACGACTTCATCCCAGACGTCATCGTCATCGACTACGCAGACATCCTAGCACCGGAGGAGTCCAAGCGACGGCACGAGCACGACCGCAACGTTACCAACGATACGTGGAAGGCGATGAGACGTATGAGCCAGAAGAGACACGCACTCGTGCTCACAGCGACGCAGGCAAACGCGAAAGCCTACACGCAGAGCCTACAGAGCATGGGCAGCTTCTCCGAGGACAAGCGCAAGTACTCACACGTCACGGCGATGTTTGGACTGAACCAGACACCCGAGGAGAAGGACATGCAAGGGATGCGTCTCAACCAGATCGTGGTGCGAGAGTCTCCATACAGCATCACGCGACCACTCTACGTTGGGACCTGCTACGCACTAGGCAGAGCGTTGTGCGTAGCGAAGTTCGAGAGCAGGAAGAAGTGAGAGCACGTGTCAAGCCCTTACGGCTTGTGGTCCATGTCCGACGTCCAGTGGTCAAGGTGCGACACATCCTGGAGCCTCTGGTTGTTCGTGTGCGGAGGAAGCAGTCCCGACAGAGTCCTGGCCTCCTCGACAAGCACATCTGCAAGACACGGTGGTGGACGCAAGCCTACGGACGCATCCGGTGTGGGCTGCTGAAGAACCACGGAGGCGTTTGCGAGACAACAGCGATGGGCTGGATTGTTCGCAATGAGCCACACAGGACCCTTCCGTGGCTGAAGAAATAGGAGGGACTGAAACAACGACCTGTGGGCAATAAACAAGGTAGGGAGACGTGCTCCCCACACAACGGACGACTGAACGAGAACCTGAAAGGGGTTACTGAGTGGCAAGCGAGACGAAGAAGCTGAAACAGTTCCTGGCGATCCTCAAGGGTGCCGGGATCAAGTTCAAGAAAGACGTCGAGCTGAAGGAGGCCAAGAAGCTCTTCAAGACCTGGCTCGAGAAGGGCGAGGAGCTGGAGGAGCTGAGCAAGAGCGACAAGGCGCTCCTGGAGGATCTGGGCTTCCAGGTCGATCCCACCGAGGACGACGAGAAGCCGGCCAAGGGCAAGAAGGGCAAGAAGCCCGCCGACGACGACGAGGACGACGACAGCGACGAGGAGGAGTCCGAGGACGACGACGACTCGGACGACGACGATGACGACAGCGACGAGGAGGACGAGGACGAGAAGCCCAGCAAGAAGAAGGGCAAGGGCAAGAAGTCCAAGGACGAGGAGGAGGACGACGATGACGACTCCGACGACAGCGAGGATGAGGACGAGGAGGAGGAGTCGGAGGACGACGACGAGGACGAGAAGCCCAGCAAGAAGAAGGGCAAGAAGGGCCTGAAGGAGAAGGGCTCAGGGCTC